TGTCTGACGAAAGTTTGGTCTCGTATCATAGACAGCTTCATTTGTAACTACACCAGTTGATGCGGCTATGGTAATAGATTTAAAACCATTCTCCGACCTAACTGGTCCATTAAAAGTTGTTGTTCCCATTTGTCTACCCTCCTAAATAAGTAGTCGTTTTAAGTCTAACGGGGTTTAGTAAAGAGGGCGAAACTAACTTCGCCCTCCTTTATTTATTTTACGCTGCGCCTGGAGTGCCGAATATTCCACGCCAGTCAGACCAGCCGAAGCTGTATCTTTCTCTCGCTTTATATCTAACGTTTCCAGTGTCGAAGTCGCCTTCCATTGCAGTTCTAATAGGCGCCCTATTGAAGTGTTTAAGTCCATTAGGGGCATCAGTTTTAATGTACCATGCATCAGTGTCAGTCAAGAAATTGTTGATGACATAACCTTGTGGGACCATGCCCATAGATTTAATTGCATTGATATCATTATCAGCTGTGCCTACGCGTCCTGCAGAGTTCAATAACCTTTCAGCTACGAATTGAAGGTTTACCGGAAGAATTAATTTCATGCCTCTTAGAGCAATCTTTAATCCTCTTTCATCCTTCATTTGCGAAATCTGGATAAGTGCCGCTTCCAACGAAGTTTCGTTAAGATCGGCAGCAGTGGTTAATACGTTTGTTTGGTTTCCACTAAGAGTTGGATGTGAAGCGGAAACTAATAATGCTCCGTCACCTCCAGTGTATCCAGATGTGGTTGAATTATTTATAATATTCGAACCTTTCACCTGTTTAGTGTTAGCCATTGAACGTGCCAATGCCTTTGTATATCTAGTGCTGATTTTGTCGTAAAGGTTATCCTCCACGGCTTCCTCGGTTAATGCGAAAGCTAAAGCGACAGTCTCGTTGGTATACCTAGCAGTGTAAGTTTCTTGAGCGTCATCGTAGGTTACCCCTTGACCCTCAGGCTTTACACTAGCGTTGGCGAAACCACCAAGCATCACTTCTTCTTCGAACGCACGGTCAGAACTCTCTGTTTCAAAGATTTCTGCCGTTTGATTTTCGTATCGGTCGTATTCCAACCCAAACAAAGCATTCAAGCCGGGTTCGAGTTCTTTGACCAATTGCATACGTGATATGACCATTGTTCTATCCTCCTATCGGCTTATGGGAATGAAGTTGTTAAAGTAGTTTTCAGATAACGGCCCTCGTTAAGTCTGACTATCCAGTTACAATTGGCTGAACTGGCATCTGAATTATCGGGATCTGTAGATTTCCCAACAATAACAAATGTACCAGTAGCACCAGAACCAACGATAGCAGAAGATACTTCGGCCTTAGATTTACCGTTTGTAGCTACGCCTGTCGTCCATGCATAGTCAACGTTTGAGCCAATACTTGTTGGCCAAGCGAGTGTGCCTGCTGATTGTACTTCATACAACTTGTTTGGATCATCATAAACAAATCCGTAAATCTGCTCTCCGGAAGCCACGTTAATAGCTCCAGGATAGTAATTTGACCAAAATGGTTTTCCTGTAGTAGGGTGTTTGGTTACAAAACAGCCATTGAATACTCCAATGCTCGCAACGTTAGAATCAGCGGATGCTCCAATTGTACCTTTAGCCGGCGACGCCGACGCTCCGGCATCTTGAACAGTTCCGTCTGAAACGTATACGAGATCACCATTGTAGATTGGTTGTGTTAAGTTGTCTTCAATTGGATACCTTGTGGTACCAGCATTTTGAATTGAACTACCTAATTCCCCTACAGGTCTTAAACCAAATGGCGCGTCTATATTTGCCATGATTTTTCCTCATAGTATAAGGTGTGACCCACTCCTCATGAGTGTGTCAAATTTGTGTAAATTATGTGGAAAACCTAACTAGGTTTCTTGCCACCAAAACTTACGCGAGTGCTTCTCTCCGAAGAGATCGGCATGCTAGGATGTTGGTCCTTAAGTGGATCGTTTGCAATCGCTTCATCCTTATCTTTCGTCAGTTGATGAAAGTAAGAATTTCGCTCTTCAACGATTTCCTCAGGAATCCTTGCTAGCATTAATCCTCCAACAGCTATGACACCTTCATATTTACCTGAATCTAATTGAGGCCATTCAGTATCAGGATATTCATCCGATCGGACAAATTCCCAACCTTCCCGCAGTCTGGCAGAGACATTTTTATTGTCCAGCTGTCCTACTACTTCGGCCCTTATCCATCGGTGCTTAAAGCCCTTTGGCGCAGGTGGTGCGTCTAGTGATGTCGGTGGAGCCCATGGTTTCCTTCGAGAAACTTTCTCTCGGGTTTCAGACTCGCGTGATGGTAGTTTTTGCGGTTGTTTCGTTGTCATAATCATATGCCTACTCCTTCACGTACTTCGCATATTCGCTTAGTGGCACACCTAGTTTTTTTGAAATGGCAACTTGTGATGGTGTGAGTCTCACTGTGCCTTTGCGCCTTCCTGGCCCTCCTGTTCTATTAACAGAAGAAACTGCCTGAGTTGGCGAAACTTTGTCAAATCGGTGAGGAAATGTATCCTTCATCCTTTTGTCTATTTCATTATAGTACGAATCGGATGTCGTGTCAAATCCTTCTTCCACCAGTTTACGATGAATTGAGAAGGATGTCAAGGTCATTGGTTCATCCTGTCCAAACCATTCGTTCTTGTTGGCCCAGTCCTCCGCCTTTGGATCCGGCGGTCTTGGGGCCGGACGTGGCTGATATTGAGGCTGTTGGGGCATCTGTGGTCGACTTGGATCAACCCCTCTTGCTTCCATTTCCTGTCTTAATCTTTCACGCTGTGCCTTGTGGGATACTGCGCGTTCCTCCTCAATGGCTAAACGGCTAAGTTTAGTTTGAGCGTCAACTTGCTTGTCAGTGTCCCCCAAATCCATCGCCTCTTTCAGCTCTCTCTTGGCTTGGGTGATCTGCGCTTCCACGCGATCCCCGTATTCAGCGACGTATCCGGAATCAACTTGTTGCGCCCTGCTCTTTATTTCTTGCGCGTCACGCCGAACTCCCTGCGCGTATTGAACGGCAGCCTGTTCGCGTCTTTCAGCTTCCCTCGCTCTTTTTGTTAACTTATCAATCCTGGATTGAACTTTTTTACCGTAGTCCTCCACTTCCGCTGAACTGGCGCCTTCTCCAACGCTGACATCCACTTCTTTAGAAGTGTCATCAACATTAACTCTCTTAGGCGCTTCATCGAGATTGACCTCGGTGACTGCACCTTCCGCTGGCAAGTCAACCATCTTGGCGTCCGCCTCTGATTGCATTTGAACTTGCATTTTTTCTTCTGCAGGCATGTTTCCTCCTGTTATGTTTTAAATTGCAGGATATCCTCCGGGTCCTTGACCACGGCGATTATCTCGTCATCATTAAGTATTCTCACTTCACCACCCTCTATTCCAAATCTGGAACCGGCGTAACGACCGAATATGATCCAGTCACTTTTTTTACACCATGGTCCGTTTGGAAATCTCTCTTTGTCTCTGTAGGCATCCGGTCCTACCTTTAATACTAAACCTGTTACTGTTGAAAAGCCCCGCTCCTCCATCGTCGTGTCGGACAATATTATTCCACCCTTAGTCTTTCCTTGTCCCTTATAGGGGAGAACTAAAATTCTCCACCCAGTTGGGTTAGGTAATCGTTCTAATGCTTTATCAGTATCGAGATGCTTAACATTTTCAAGAGCCTCTTGTTGTATCTTGGAGATAAAACGATTCTCTTTTTCTTCAGCTACTTTATTATTTTCATCCGCTTCTATTGCGAGGTCTTTCTCCTCTAGGGCGAATCTACGCTTTGGTATCTCTTTGTTCTTCATCTTTCTGCAGGTCCTGTATCTCCTGTTCCATTATGTTATAGCCCTTGTATTCACCCACTGTCTTGTTGTACTCGTCAAAGCTGTGAATGCCAGCAGCGATAATGTTTTTCAGTTGTTCTTTGCGCTCACGAATCCTTTTCAGGATCACGTAGATAGCGGTTGTGTCTTCCATTCACGCGCATTATACACTAATTTACATAAAACGCAATTATTTTTTAACCAGACTTCCACCAAAATACAATCCAACGATCGCGGCCATAAGATGCGTATCCATCGGCGTTATCACCACGCCTGCGAACTGCCTGTCCACAAGCATCTCCTTCTGTTCAATCAAGAACAGAAAACCTCTGCTGAACTCCGTCCAGGTCAGGAAGACTGAAACGTCAAAAAAGACCGGAACGATCTTCGGCCAGACGATTATGAAGAAAACCGCCGTAAGGGCGATTATCCTCCTCGTCCACGTGAATCCCTTGTTATCATACTTCCGCGCCTTTTCAATCGCGTTCATCTGGAATTTTCCGCGTGCAAGAAGCATCTTCTGCTCTTCCTGCTTCGCCTTGATGCTCTGTCCCCAGATGGTCATGAAACCACCCAGAAGAGAGGATCCTAGCATTGTCACCATTTCCACTGGAAGTCCGAACATTATGTCACCAAGCTCACTATTCCGCCACGGGCGAATCCCTGCTGGAATCCTGGTCCTCCGTGAGTACTGATCATCATCTGCTGCAAAGGGTTTTGAGCGCCCCATAATTCATTCGGGTTTCCTCGTGGCATTCCTGCTGGGGAGTCATAATAGCCGCCACCGCCGCCGCCTCCTCCGCCGCCTCCTCCGCCGCCGTAGCCGTAGCTTCCCCAGCCACCGCCGCCGCCACCGCCTCCTCCATAAATATCAGCTCTAAATTTATCTAAAGAAGATTCTATGGCAAGTTTATTTTGTGGCGTTAAAGTAGTGGGTATTCCTGTGAACATATCACTAGTAGATGTGGCAAAAGGATCAGTCATCGTAAAACGACCTCGGTCATCATATGTACCAGTTGTACCCGATTCTATTAAAGCGCTACCTAATCTATTTAAAGTAGGTTTTTTCCATTGTCCATTTACTAATACAGCTCCTGGTTCTCCCATTTCAGCGTCTTGATAAACAAAATCACCGGAAGTAGTATAAATATAGGGATCATATTTATGTGGTTCATATTCTCCATATTCATTACGAGTACCTGGATATGCATTTGATAACATATTGGTAAAATTATATGCTAACCCTTCTGGGTCATACATAGACATCAATTTTTCTAAATTTGAAGATCCTAGATTTTCTATAACACCCAGCCCAGCACTTCCTGGAGCATTTTGTCCCCCTCTATTTTCATCTCTAGGAAATCTTCGGACGGAGGGAGGATCCGATCTTCTGGTATTTGCTATTTCTAAATTTCCACCAAAACGTGGATCTGGTTGGCCACCACTAGATCCACTAGAACTTCCTGGAGAATCATTAGAACTTCCTGAAGAACTTCCGTGCGGGCTTCCGCCACTAGAACTTCCTGGATCATTATTCAAAAAATCCAATCCAGATACATCGTAATACGCCATTATCTTCTACCTTGAGAATTTAAACCTGCGCGAAAAACTCCTCT